CATATATGCAGAATCAGAGCCACACTACGAGCCTGATCATGTAGATGGTGATTTAATAGAGCAAGCTATTAAGGGTTTACCATTAGAATTGCGAAGGGTGCTTAAAATGAGATATGTAAGTCATCCATATGCCTCATTAGGCCAGTTGGCTCATGCCCTTAGAACTTCTACACACAGATTAGAGATAGATTTACAAAATGCAAAAACAAGACTCCAAAACGAGCTTGATAAGAAAGCCAAGTCAAATCACTATAAGGACTTGCTCAAACTGCAAGCAAAATAAGTCTACAAAAGACGGAGTTATACAAATATATAACAAAGGAATGAATGAGCGATTTCTCTGCCAATCATGCAATAGTCATAGCGACAAAGACTGCTAAATGCCTTCCTGTGCTGTTAGCTTCAATAAATGAGTATGTGCCACAAGATGTAACTGTAATCATCTCTGGTAGCGATCTAGAGCTTCCTAGGCATCAAACCATTAATTTTCCAAACAACGGCACTAATTATGGAGATTCTTATAATGATGCGGTGGGTTATGCCTTTGATATGTTCCCAGAAGTAATAGTGGCTAACGATGACATAGTATTAACCCCTAGTAGCTACCAGTTGCTTATGGAAGATAAAGTGTTGTTAAAAAACCACAGTTTAGGATGGTTATGCAGCCGATCTGATTATGTAAGGGGATTGCAGAACATTCGAGATGCTGGAGATAAAAGAAATGGCGTTAAATTTGTAGAAGAAGGACAAATTATCCAAGATGATGTGTTATCGCCTTTATTTGGATTAATCTCAAAAGAAGCATGGGTAGACTACAAACCTATTAACTGGTATTCAGATGACATCCAATGCGTAGAAATCAAGAGCAAGGGATATAATAATTTTATCTCTCGGTCTTATGTTCATCATGTAGGTAGCCAAACAATAGGCTTAGATCATAATAAAAACGATCAAGAAGCAAGACATTGGATTAAAGCTAATCTGCCAGAATTATATGAAAATTGGTTCAATCCTAAATAGTTTGTGGATAAATTAAAAACAAGGTAAAATATCGCTAGGAAACCTTTGCCTAAAATTTTGTGAGATGCTATGAAGCCAGAAAAAACTACCATTATGATCGGTCTACTGGGTGATAAGCCCAAAATGGGACAAAAAGAAGAAGGTGGCTTGCTGGCTGAGGATAAAAGCTCATGCCCTTTATCTACAATAGATAAAGACATCAACAAGGGCAATATGAAAAAAGCCGTCTTGACTGCCAATTATGGCGAGAAAAAAGATGGCGAAGGCAAATGCAAAGCTTGTGAATATTTCAATACTGAGCTAACAGACTGCGGTGTTCCTAAAGGTATGGGACATTGCGACATATTCGACTTTGTATGTTCTGGCGAAAAAGGTTGTGATGCCTGGGAAGCTATTGGCGCAGACGAAATGGAAGAAGAATATGAAGATGACTAAGAAACAGGCCAAGATTGGTAAAGTAATGGGTGAGTTCAAAGAAGGAACTCTACATTCTGGCAAAGGTGGCAAAGTCGTTAAGAACCCTAAACAGGCCATTGCAATCGCTATTAGCGAAGCTGCCAAGTCTGCTCGTTATAAAAAGTAATGGCTCATCAGCAACAGTTTGATTTTGTAAGATCAGTAGTAAGTATTTACCCTAATAACTTTAAAAGTGCCACAGTATTAGAGGTAGGCAGCTTAGATATAAATGGGTCTGTAAGACAGTTTTTTCAAGACTGCAATTACACAGGAATAGATCTAGGCGAAGGAAAAGGCGTAGATGTAGTTTGTAATGGGCAAGATTACAACGCCAATGACAATACATTCGATACTTGTATCTCATGTGAGTGTTTTGAGCATAATCCTGAGTGGGTAGCAACATTTGCCAATATGCACAGAATGGTAAAGCCTAGTGGCCTAATTGTTATGTCATGCGCTACTACAGGCAGAGCAGAGCATGGCACTAAACGCACTAGCCCATCAGATGCGCCATTCTGCGGTGATTATTACAAGAACTTAACAGAGCAAGACTTTGTAGATAATTTTGATCTAAATGCTATGTTCTCTATTTATGTATTTGGAGTAGGAGCAGCTACAAGAGATCTCTACTTTTACGGAATAAAAAAACTGTTGTAGAATAGCAACATCATCAACCATCAACCCGCAGAGGAATGGAATGTTAGGAGCAACAAAAATAGAGTGGAGATCAGTAGAAACCCTGATTCCCTACGCTAAAAATGCTAGGACACACTCAGATGAGCAAGTAGCTCAGATTGCTGGATCTATAAAAGAGTTTGGATTTAATAACCCTGTTCTTGTAGATAAAGATAATTCGGTCATCGCTGGTCATGGAAGGCTCATGGCAGCAAGAAAGCTAGGCATGGATAAAGTGCCAGTTGTAGAGCTAGAACACCTTACAGAATCACAAAGAAAAGCCTATGTCTTAGCAGACAATAGAATCGCACTCAATTCTGGGTGGGACACTTCTATGCTGTCGCTAGAGTTGCAAGACTTAAAAGACGATATAGACCTTTCCTTGTTAGGTTTTGATCCTGATGAGCTAGATGCGCTGTTGAATCCTATAGAGGAAACAGAAGGATTAACGGATGAAGATGCTGTGCCTGATGTACCAGACGAGCCTAAAACAAAGCTAGGCGACATCTACATATTGGGCAATCATAGGCTGATGTGCGGTGATAGCACAAGCATTGATGCGGTAGAAAAGCTAATGGATGGCAACAGGGCTGATATATGTTTTACATCGCCTCCATACAATGCAGGATCGTTGGAAATAAAAGGCAATGCAAGAACTGAGAAAAAATACAATTCTTTTGATGACAACCAATCAGAAGATGAATACAGAGATTTTGTAATATCCAACCTAAATTGCATATTTTCTGTATGTAATGAGGTTTTATACAATATAGGGTTAGTAGAAGGCAATAAACGAGTTATTGTGGATGTATTAGCACATTACAGAAATCAATTTAAAGACATTGTTTATTGGAAAAAGAATAATGTTGCACCGCATATACAAGGCGGTGTAATCAATAATTTAGTTGAATTTATCCTCTGTTTTGGTGATGGCAAACGCAAATTTCAAAATGCACAGTTTAGCCAAGGGTCTTATTACAATGTAATTGAAGGGTCGTCTGCTGCTGGGAATGAATATTCTGGCATACATAAGGCAACATTTCCATTGTATCTGCCTGAGAACATAATAAATAACTTTTGTCCCCCAAAAGGTATCGTATTAGATACATTTGGCGGTACAGGCACAACAATGATTGCTGCTGAAAAATTATGCAGAAAATCATATCTAATGGAATTAGACCCTAAATATTGCGATGTAATTGTGCAACGCTGGGAAGAATTTACAGGCAAAAAGGCCGTACTTTCGGAGTTAGAAAAGGCTTAATATGCAAGGTGTAGAACATATTCCAACCGAAGAAACAAGAAAATTAGTCCGTAGCTTGAGTGCTGTAGGGATTAAGTATGTAGATATTGCTGGCAAGCTAGACATATCAGACGATACGCTAGTAAAGCATTACAAGAAGGATTTAGAGGATGGCAGAGTAGATGCTAACGCTTCTATTGGTCAAACACTATTCCAGCAAGCAAAGAATGGAAATACGGCTGCTGCTATCTTTTGGTTAAAAACTAGAGCGCAATGGAAAGAAACAAGCGCATTAGAAATAGGCGGTGTAGATGGCGCTCCATTGGTGGTTAAGTGGCAGAGCGAGTAATAACAATTCCTTATAAACCTAGATCGCCTCAGTTGCAGATACATGAGGCGGTAGATACACATCGTTTTGTAGTTGGAGTAGCTCATCGAAGGATGGGGAAAACAGTAGCAGCGCTTAATCAGATTATTAAGTCTGCATTATTAAACGATCAGCAAAGCCCTAGGTACGCTTATATAGCGCCAACATACGGACAGGCTAAGCGAGTGGCATGGGATTATCTTACGCACTTTGTAAGGCCATTAGATGCAGTAGCTAATATTGCTGAATTGCGTGTAGATTTCATGGGTCGTAGGATTCAGTTGTATGGATCAGATAACCCTGATAGTTTGCGTGGACAATACTTTGATGGTGTAGTGCTAGACGAAATCGGGGATCAAAACCCTAAGATTTGGAATGAGATTATCAGGCCAGCATTGGCAGATAGAAAAGGATGGTGCTTATTTATTGGCACACCTAAAGGAAACAATCACTTTAAAGAGCTATTTGATCGTGCTGGTAATGAGCCAGGATGGGAAGCGCTGCAATTCAAAGCAAGTGAAACAAAGATTATAGATGTAGAAGAATTAGAAGCAGCCCGCAAAGAAATGGGCGATGATAAGTACAAC